AAATTAGGTTTATCTGACTTTTCCAGCCTGTCTTGCAGCTTTCCATTGAGCATAAGTGCCATGAAATTCACCATTGGTGTCTATCATTACGTCTTTGCCAACTTTGCCACCACTTAACGGCTTGATCGGTTCAGGTGCTTTACTACTTGAAACAGTTTCCCTGACTTTTTCGGCTTTCCGAGGCTTTTCCTCTTTGGCTTCAAACTTAGCTTCTAACTTGCCTATTTCTCTAAGAGCTTTAACAACTGGCATTTCTGTCAATCGTTTAGCAAAGTCATCATCTGATGCCAAGAAATATAGGAGTTGTGGCCCTACATCACTCTCTAAGATGGAATCTCGTATTTCGTCACCAACGACTATCGTACTAGACTGCACCATGCGATCAAAATCAGGCAGATCCGCTTTTGCTTTGGCTATCTTCTCATTCCAAGACTTTAAGATCTTTTCTTGAGTTTCTTTAGCTTTGCGACTAGCTTCCTCTGCATCCCTTTGCTTCAAAGCATTTTCAGCACTCCATTCCGCTAATGCCTCTGCATATTCAAAGGCATCATTGAACTGACTTGCTTGGGGTTTACCCTCGGCTTTTACAGTTTCCTGTTGTGGCTGTTGGACATTCCCTGCTTCGTAACTCTTTAGCTTTTCTCTAAGTTCAAGAGCTTCAGCTTCCGCTTGTTTAGCTCTTTGCGTTACCTTATCGAATCGCTTATTAAGCTTATCTTTTTGCTTCTCAGGTTCTTGCTTCTTAGCTTCTTCCTTTGCTTCTGGTTCACTCTGTTCAACGTCACCTTCTGGCTCTGAATCTTCCTTTACAGATTCAGCCTCAGTAGAGGCTTGTTCGTCAGCTAAACCTAATCTTTCTGCATAAAAGGTTGTTGCGTTATCACTTGTTACTACACTACTTGCTTCTCTTACTTCGGCCATGATTTCTCAAGCTCCTCTGTTATTTGATACGAAAATACTACTAAAAATAATTCTTGTCTATTTCTTTGATTCTTTTTTGGCTTGCTTAATCAAAGATTTTTGCTCTTTAAGTTGAGCTTTGTCCATGCCAGCGAACGGATTGGCTTTGCCTTCTGGCTCATATTTAACGCCAGCTTTACGAGCCATTTCTTTCATTTTCCATTCAATTACGTTTGCGCCTGTTACTGTTGCCATATATCCTCCGATTAGGTTGGCTTAATTATTGCTTTTCGTTTAATTCTTTTAAGATTGCATCTATAGCACCACGCTTGCCTAATTTAGCTTTAAGCAATGCATATTTTGGATGCTTTTTTGCTCTTTCATCTTGTTCATCTTTGGGCTTTTTAGTAGGCATTTCAGTAGCTTCTTCCATAGAATTAAGCTTTTTTGCCATGTATTCAGCACGATTTTCTGATGTAACAATATCTCTTGCCATTTTAAATTCCTCTTTCTATTGCTTCGTCTAATGCTGCTCTTTCACTACGCATATCCATTCTAGCCAATAAAAGAGCTAACTGAGCCTTCATCTGCTCAATTTCTTTTTGAGTTTCTGTCTTAATAACTGTGTCATGAGCTTGAGTAGAGGTACGCATTTTTGAATCTTCTCTACGAACTTCGGCATCAATCTGAGCTTTCTGAAGCATAGCTTTGTCTTTTTGCTCTGCAACACTAGCACCATACTGAATATCCATTTGCATAGCTTGAATCTGTTGTTGCAGCTGCTGAATAGTCTGTTGAGATTGAGCCAACTGCATTTGAGCTTGTGGAGGAACTGGTGATTTCTCATCAATTTGAGCCATTGGATTAGCAGCAGCCAAGCGATCCGCAATAATGTCTGCGCCTGGGAAGTCTGAATTTCTAAAGATTAAATCACCAGCAGTTTGCATTAAAGTAGGATCAACTGAAAGCATCTGAACCATAGAATCAAAGGCTTCAGCACGTTTTGAGGCATAGCCTGGGCCTGTTTCCATCACCACGTCATATTGACCTACAGTTACATCATTTAATACTTTTTCAACGCCTTGATCATCAACGCCTGGCTGGTTAAGAGTCACTAACTCGCCTTTTCCATCTGCGCCAATGATTCGTAATACTCGTTCTTTGTCATAAATATGGGGAATCAAGTCAACAATGATTCGCCCAGTTTGACGAATAGAACGAGTCAGATTGTCGTAATAATGGAAGTTAGTCATATCGGTTTGCTGTTGCATACCATTTATGGCTTTTCCAGATTGATTACCATTCGGAAGTTGAGTCGGATCGTAGATTCCTACTACCGCTTTTAAGTCACCATCTAAACCTTGTAACGCTGTAACCATTCCTGCTGGAGGAGGTTCAGGTTGAATACGAGTAGGAACTGGAGCTGTTCTGCCTTCAGAGTCAGTTTGCTTATAACGCAATACAGGCATCGACTTAATGTTTGCCTGATTCCATTCCATTTCATGACCTTCATCCTGACCTTCTGCAAGGAGGAATTTAGCCTTTGGAGCAAGAGCAACGGACTCAGTAAGAGCAGTTGACCAGAAGTTATACATACGCTGTGGATCTTTAGCCATACGAGTAAGGCCAAACTTCTTCTTTTTGCTATCCACAATGAGTTGTTGACCATAAACAGGCACAACAGGAATATAACTACCAGCCCAATCCCTTTGTTCCAGTATTTGCATACCAGTTAATTTGCACCACTTAATCTGCTTTTTAATGGTTTCACGCTTAGAAACGACATAAATGCCAGCATCTTGCATGACTGTTTCTTTAGGCTTTTCATCTTCATAGCAAGTGGTTCCATCAGACAAAAGCAGCAATTTCATGCGCTTGCGTTCTGTATAGAAATATTCTGCTACACGAATATCTTCCCTTGTAATCCATTCGCTTTGGCTATCGCCTGTGCCACGAGGGGTAAAACCGCCTCCATCGTCTGCTCCTGGGTACATTTTCCGAAAAGCTTCTTTACTAATAACTTCAGTAATCAAGCATTTTTCTGCATCTGAGCCATCAGGTTCATTGGAATTAGGATCGAAATACACCATAAATGGGTTTTCAATGCGTTTAATGTAGATTTCTTGATCAAAGCTATCAGGTCTTGGATAGTCGTGAGTAATGCGCCAATAGCCCCATCCCATACGAACTGCAAAATCAAAAGCATTATCGTAAGCAGAATCAGCATCAGATTGGTTTTCAATATGTCGGCAAATGCCAGTAATGATCTCTGCTACCTTCTCATCAGAATCATTATTCATGCCATGAGCCTTCATACGAGGCCGTTGCTGTCTTTGCTGATTAGTAATTTGTCGGCAATACGCATCAATCTTGTTGATGGTCAAATAAGGTCTAGATTCTAGTAATCGGCTATTTTGGATTTCTACAGGCCATTGATCACCACCAGCAAACTTTAGATCGTCTAAAGCCTCTACTCGGTTGTTTGAATCATTGTCAGAGCAAAATCGCAGAAACTCTTTAGCTTCTTCAATTACTCCTGATTCATAATCATCGCCATATTCGCCTGAATATATACCGCCATTGCCTGAGTCATAGACCGCCATATTGTTCCTTTATTAGCCCATCCAGCTTGAAATATTGTAATCGACTGGTTTTCTTTTGACTATCTTCTTTTCCTGAATCATAAGCCCAATATACCTAAAAGCATCTGCTCCATGCGAATAATTGTCATGAAGTGGCTTTTGACTAAAAGCTTTGGTGTCTGGATCTACATCGTACCGATAATGTCGCAAACAATCTAGCCCTGCTGTCGTATTATTTTTATCAAAATAGCATGATCCAAATATGGTTCTTGCAGCATTAATTGAGTCGGCAATAGGAACTTTGCCAATAATTCTGACGTTATAGCCTGAGTTGCGAACAATATCTTCTAAGCTCCTACCATTGGCAGCCAAAGTCTTATTCTGAGCATCATGAGGCAAATATAAGGTGTCATAGACATATCCGAATGTCTGCATCCTAGCCAATATCTCGCTGATTGTGGTCTGAGTTGTTTCAAAATAACGAATTAGCCTGGTTTCCATGCCTACAAATTGAACAAACCAAACCGCAGTTGCATCAGCCCATCCAATATCGAATACCGCCATTACTGGCTTAGTAGCATCGTAAGGCACATTAGTTATTCGTTGGTCTTGCTCTGCTCTAGCCATTTCTTTAGCAAATACAGCTCCATCAATGGTTGACCTTGTAAAGCCTTCCCATACGTTTTGATAAGCCTCAAAATCCCTTGTTCTAAGGGTTTGCCGTTCAATATCCAATACTTCAGGAAACCAAGGGTTATCGTTCCAGTTGACCTTTTGAACTACTGCGTTTTCAGGTGGATAGATTACAAATCGCTTATAGGTTTCATCAGTTGGCAGCTCTGGATTAAAAGTAATCCAAATCTCTGAGTTTTCTTTACGAATGGTAGGGATCAAAATATCCCAAGAAACTGCTGTTACGTTATTTGCTTCTTCTACCCAGCAGTAATCAATGCCCTCAATAGACTTTAAGCCGTTGATATTGTTTTTGATGCCAGCAAAGATAAACTCTGTGCCATTTACCCCTCTGATTGAGGTCTGAGTAATCTCATATAGGCTTTCAAGCCTTAAATTGTAGATTTGATCTACTAAAAGCTTGTGAACCGAGTCTTTAATGGAAGTCTGAAACTCCCTGGCGCATAAGATTCTGACTGTTCTTGATGCACCTATGCAAAGTAATGCTCTAGCTACAGAATGAGATTTACCAGCTCCACGCCCACCATAAAGAACACGATAACGGCTGTTTTTTGGTTCAAATAGGCATTTAAGTTTGGCAGGAAATTGGGGCCAAATAACCCCTTTTTCGTCAATCTTTGTTTCCATCAGGCTCTACAAAGCTCATAGCTATTGCGCTAATGACCGTTCCATCAGATGAAGTAATATCGGTAGCCTGTATTGGCTTTCCTTCTATTCTATCCATAATGATGCTTAATGCAGCAAGACTTCCATCTTCAGCTTCTTTAAAAATGCCTTCAATGATCCTCTCCATCTTCTGAGGATTGGCAAGGATGAAACGCTTCATCTGTTCAGTAAAAGGCTTCTTACGAGCATTTTGGTTTCCCCTCATGCTTTCAGAAATCTTTTCTTCACGAGTTTTCTCTGTTTCCTGTTCCATGTCCATGATTTAATTGATATTTATTTTTAAAAATCAGTTATTCGTTAGCCATTGAATCGCTATTAGCTTCAACTTGATTAATCTCATCCTGTACTTGAGGATTAGCAGCACCTTCAGTTTGTACTTGTTGGATCTGTGGAGCAGCAATAGCTTGAATTTGGTCAATTAGGGGTTTAGCGAATCTATACGGCATTTGGTCGCAATAAGCCAAAATAGCGTTTAGTTGTTCAATAG